CTCAGGACCTAATTTAACTGGTCAGAATGGCTAACAAATGAACGGTATGAATAGAACAATACCTGGTTTTAAAAGAGGGGCTGATGTTCAGCCCCCTAAAACCAAAAAATATTTTAGAAAAACTGAAGCTGGTGCAGGTATGACTAAAGCAGGTGTTGCTAGATACCGAAGAGAAAACCCAGGATCAAAATTAAAAACTGCCGTAACAGGCAAAGTTAAACCAGGATCAAAAGCTGCGAAAAGAAGAAAATCTTTTTGTGCGAGATCAGCAGGACAAATGAAACAATTTCCAAAAGCTGCTGCAGATCCTAATTCAAGATTAAGACAGGCTAGAAGAAGATGGAAATGCTAGATGTCTTATTTAAATGCTAATATACCACCAATTTATTGTAAGATAAGGAAGGAGTATCTTTATGATCTTAAAGAACATCACGGAGAAAGCGAAGAATGCGTTATCTTTGGTATCACAAGTATATCAGGACGTGCAATCTTATTTAACATCATGCTACCTAATGGTGCGTGCTATTGGCGTTTGCCTATCTCAGCGTTTTTCCAAAAATCGTATGACCGAGCCGATGTGCCGAATATGCAGACGAACGAATTGGAATTGTGGAACTGTTTTAGTTATTGGCCTAGCGTTCATTGCTTTGATTGGTTGGATGGTTTAAACGGAAAATTTTTAGGATTAGATAAAAAGTTTTATCATGGCAAATATTTATTCACAATTGATTGGGCTCATCCAGATACTAACATCTTGGATGTTGAACATTCCGAAATACCTCAAGAACATAAGTGTGCGCATATATTGGAGCTTGATAATGGTAATTACGCAGCTCAGCCTAATAATCGCCTTTTGTGGCATGTTAATTCATACACTACTGATAACAGCTGGCCTGACTATAGAGTCCAAACTACTTATTGGGATGCGGAAGATAACAACATGGTTACAGAAGATAGCAATAAAATGTTTTATGAAATGGAAAAAAAATGATTGATAAATGGATATATAAATTTTTTGCAGCTATTGACGATGCCTTTAGTAGGTTGGATAATATTGTATTTAATATTTTAAATAAGTGGAGGAAGATAAAGATGTGGAAATTAATTAAAAAACTTTGGAGAAAATACACAGACTGGGTATGGAGTTAATTATGAAAAAATGTAAACAGTGTGAAAAAGAATTTCAACCAAAAGATGAGTTAGATCAATTTTGTAGCCAAGATTGTAAAGAAGAAGCATTAGCTGAATTAGACTCTGATTCTGATGAGTGTTTATCATGTCAATAAAAATCAACGATAACACAAGTATCGGTCTTCCGTTAAGGAACTTAATAGGTTTGATCGCAGCCATAATTGTTGGCGCGTGGTTTGCCTTCGGAGTGATTGAGAGGCTCAATAGATTAGAGACTAAAAATCAATTGTTTGAAAAAGATTTACTTGAAGCAAGTAAACAAACTCCAATCGACCAGGAACAATTCATGCTTCTTGAACACATAGCAGAAGGATTAGAAAAATTAACTGAAAGAGTTGATGGTATGATGAACAACAGAGTTAATATTGAAAGACTACAAATGGATGTAGAACGATTAAGAATTGATACAGAAAAATTGAAAGATAGTGTAAGAGCTAATATTGGTAAATTAAACGGGAATCATTAATGATTAAAACAGTTATAGTTTTATGTATGCTAATGGGCGGAGAAGTTGTTGAACATACTTATAAAGATTCCTTATCCGATTGTTTAAAATCAAAAAGAGAAGCAACCAGAAATACAAATGAAAGCGTACAATGGATGTGTGGAGAAATGGAAGCAATAGTTGAAGAAGATTGGAATTCTGGTAGAATAAGAGTATTAGAAATAGTAAATAAACATTAATGAACCTCTCACGAAATTTTACCCTTCAAGAGTTAACAAAATCCGATACAGCGATCAGATTAAATATTGATAATAATCCAAATGCAAATCAAATAGAAAAATTAAAATTATTGTGTGAAAATATACTTCAACCGGTACGTGATCACTTCGGGCCTGTAATGGTGACTAGCGGCTATCGTAGTCCAGATTTATGTCTAAAAATAGGAAGTTCGATTGATAGCCAGCACTGTAAAGCTGAAGCCGTTGATTTTGAATGTCCAGGTAAAGACAACGCAGAAGTTTGTGATTGGGTTTATAAAAACTTAGATTATGATCAAATGATTTTAGAGTTCTATGTTCCAGGAGAGCCAAATAGTGGATGGTGTCATGTATCCTATGTTCCTGAAAAAGGTAGAAAACAATTCTTGCGAGCTTTTAAAGAAAATGGTAAAACTAAATATAAACCAATTATAGGAAAGGCTACTGATTTAGTATAATGCCAATAGGACGATCACAAATACCACAACAAATAGAAGGCAAGTTAAGAGGTGCTAGAGGTGAAAAAAAGAAAAGATTACAAGTTAAAAAGAAACCCAATAGCAAAAAACCTAAGGTCTTCAAAGTTTAGTCAAAAAGTGGTACAATCAGATAAGTTGTACAACCGCAAAAAGGAGAAGCTTTACACTCTCAAAGCGGCCGCTAAAAAGGAGATTTAATATGCCACTTACTAAAAAAGGCAAAAAAATAATGAAAGCCATGAAGAAAGAATATGGCTCAAAACAAGGTGAAAAAGTTTTTTATGCTTCTAAAAATAAAGGTAAAATTAAAGGAGTTGAAAAAGCATATTTAGGTAAAGCAATAAGACAACCTTCAGAAACTAACAAAGAGTTTAAAATGAGACATGAGTTCCATACAGCTACTCCTGGTATGGATGATTACATTAAGGATTTATTATAATGGCTACATCAGGAACAACTAGTTTTAATTTAAATATTGATGAAGTAATTGATGAAGGTTACGAAAGATGTGGATTAACCACTAACTCTGGTTATGACATGCGTTCAGCAAGAAGAAGTTTAGATTTATTATTTGCTGAATGGGGTAATAGAGGAATTCATCTTTGGAAAACAGAGCTTAATGAAATAGCTTTAGTTTCTGGACAAGCAGAATATACAGTTGATACTGATGTGAATGATGTACTTGAAGCTTATGTATCTTCAACTGCTGCTGCATCTGATAGTGCTAGTACTCAAGACGTATCACTTACAAAAATAGATAGATCAGCTTATGCTGCGTTACCAAATAAATTAGCTACAGGACAACCCTCACAATATTATGTTGATAGACAAACAACACCAAAAATATATTTATACCAAGCACCAGATTTAAATACTTACACTACATTAAAATTTTATGTAATTAAAAGAATTGAAGATGCGGGTGCATATACAAATGATGCAGACGTTGCATACAGATTTTTACCGTGCATGTGCGCAGGACTGGCTTATTATATAGCTATGAAAAAAGCACCTCAGTTAGTACAACAAAATAAATTAATTTATGAGGATGAATTAAAAAGAGCATTAGATGAAGATGGTCAAAGAACTTCTACATATATTACACCTCAATCATTTTATCCTAATGGAGTTTAAGTATGGCTAAATGGGCAACAGGAAGAAGATCACAAGCAATATCAGATAGATCAGGTATGGCATTTCCTTATCAAGAAATGGTTAAAGAATGGAATGGCTCTTTAGTTCACTATTCTGAATTTGAACCTAAACATCCACAAATAAGAAGAAAATATAATGTAGCAGATGCTATTGCTTTACAAAATTCAAGAAATCAAAAATTTCAACAACCTACAGATATATCTGGGGTTCAAGCAGATTCAGGTGGAGCCTCAGTTGGTGTTGCTAATTTAACACTTCCTGGTGATTTTGCATTTGATAATCAAGGAACATCTGCAATGAAACCTGCAGATCCGTCTTTACAAAATAGAAGAAGACAAATGTTTATTCAAATTAAATCTGTAACAGTGAGTATTACATAATGGCAATTACACATTCAGCTTTTTTAACACAAGTAAGAGATTATACCGAAGTAAGTAGTTCTGTATTAACAAATCAGATTATTCAAGATTTTATTAGAGCAACTGAACTCGATGTTGCAGGTAAAGTTGATTATGATGATTTAAGAAAATACTCAACATCTACATTTACAAGTGGTAATAGGTATGTAAGTTTACCTGCTGATTTAACTATCATGAGATCTGTTCAAGTAATTGATGGATCAACAAGAACTTTTTTAGAGAAAAGAGATACAAGTTTTATTTCTGAATATAATAATAATGCTGCAACAGGTTTACCTAAGTATTGGGCAAATTGGGACGATTTTAATATTCTTGTAGCACCTATACCAGATTCTGCATATACTGTACAAATCAACTACATCACAGATCCACCAGAATTTACAGCAAGTAATAATACGTTTCTTTCTACATACCAAGAATCAATGTTATTACATGGTGTCTTAACTGAGGCTTTTTCTTATTTAAAAGGCCCCATGGATATGTACAACTTGTATAAAAGCAAGTATGATGAAGAAGTACAAAATTTTGCTCTTCAACAAATGGGGAGAAGAAGACGTGCGGAATATGATGATGGGGTACCTAGAATTAAGATACCTTCACCATCACCAAATACGTAATTTAAAGGAGAATAATTATGGCTATTACAACAAATGCAATTTGCAATTCATTTAAAAAACAATTGATGGGTGGTGAGCATGATTTCGATAGTGGTGGAGATACATTTAATTTAGCAATGTATACTTCTGCTGCAGCTATCGGTGCATCAACTACTAACTATTCATCAACTTCTGAAGTATCTTCACCGGCAGGTTACACTGCGGGTGGTAAAGCTTTAGTTAATCAAGGTGTTAAGGTATCGTCTGGTGTTGCTATTACTAGCTTCGCTAACTTATCTTTCACTGGTGTTACACTAACTGCTAGAGGTGCTTTAATTTACAACACAACAACTGATGGTGGTACAGGTACTACTGAAGCAGTTGCTGTTTTGGATTTTGGAGGCGACAAAACTGCAACCTCCGGAACGTTTACAATTCAGTTTCCTGCATTCACGACTTCTGCTGCTATTCTAAGAATTAGCTAAGGAGTTTAAATGTCATCATCACCTTGGGGATCCAATAACTGGGGCGAACAAGCCTGGGGTGATAATGGCATTGATGTAACTTTTGGAGATGCCTGGGGCGAACAAGCCTGGGGTGAATTTGCTTGGGGAAGTGGTAATTTAACTGATGCACTTTCAACAGGTATTGGTTCAGTATCTATTTCAATTGGTGTTAATCAAAACGTTACAGGACAAGAATTACAATCATTAATTGGTGAAGAAACAGTAACAGGAGATGCAAATCTAGATGTTACTGGAATACAATTAACTTCAAATATTGGTAGTATCACAACAACTGCTGAAGCTAGTGTTACTTTAACAGGATTACAATTAACAGGAACTGTTGTAAGTCCAGATATTGCAGCAGGTGGTAATATAACAGTTAATGCTCCTGCAGACCAGTTAGATGCTTTAGTTGGACAAGTATCAGAAGTAATTGAAGTAGGTCCAGTAACCGTTGGCATTGAAGCAACATTCAGTATTAATGGAGTAACAACACAAGCTAATGCAGATGTAGCAATAACCGGTATCAGTTTAACTCCTGCAATTGGTGATGAAACAGTAGACTTAAATACTCCTGTAGATGTCACTGGCATAGCTATGACTATGACTTTAGGTGAAGAAGATACAGATGCAGATGCAGATGTATCCGTTACTGGCCAATCAATGACCATGGCTATTGGAGAAGCGGATGGGGTATCTATAGCGGAAGTTACAGGACAACAATTAACTACTAGTATTGGCTCTGTTACAACCACAGCTGATGCTAATGTTGATATTACTGGTATTTCAATGACTACAAGTATTGGATCCGTTAATATAACAGCTTGGCAGGAAGTGGATCCAGGAGTTAATAATACATGGACTGAAATAAGTACAGGTGCATCTAATACTTGGACTGAGGTTGATTTAGCAGCTTAATGATAGTAAAATATTAATCTAATAGGAGAATTTTAAAATGGCTTCAAGTTATTCTACGGATCTAAAACTCGAACTAATGGTAACAGGGGAAAACTCTGGTACATGGGGCGATAAAACAAATACAAACTTAAATTTATTACAACAAGCAATCGCAGGTTATCAATCAGTAACCGTTAATGGAACTGGGGATACTGCATTAACAATGTCTAACGCTGCATTATCAAATGCAAGAAATGCAGTTATTGAATTAACAGGAACAATCACAGGAAATATTACTGTATCAATTCCAGATGGAATTGAAAAAACATATTACATTTTTAATAACACAACAGGTGCTTTTACTGTTCAGTTTAAAACATCTTCAGGAACTGGTCCAACTTTTGCAACAGATAATAAAGGATACAAAATTGTTTACTCAGATGGAACAGATGTAACTGAAGTTCCAACTTTACCTGGAGCAGGTGAAGTGACTAACGCGATGTTGGTTAATAAATCTATTACATTAAATGGTGTTACTGCAACACTAGGTTCTTCAGTGACGATTGCTGCAGGAACAGATTGGCAAGCAGTTAAAACAACTACGTTTACAGCAGTTGCTGGTGAAGGTTATTTTGTAAACACAACAGGTGGCGCATTTACAATGACACTACCTGCTACACCAACTTTAGGTGATGAAGTTTCATTTGTAGATTACGCAGGAACATTTGATACGAACAGTTTAACAATCGGAAGAAATTCAGAAAATATACAAGGCTCTGCAGCCGACTTAACAGTTTCAGTGGAAAGGGCAGCCAATACTTTGGTCTATACAGATGGAACTCAAGGTTGGTTGTTAAAGGCTAAGTAAAATGTCTACATATAAGAAAGAAGTTGGAACAAGCGTCCAAAACTACGCTAGTGATCCTGATAATCCAATTGCAGGTCAACTTTGGTATAATACCACTGCAGCAGAATTTAGGTATCAAGAACAAGTTGTAGGTAATTCTTGGTCTACGGCGAATGCTATGAATACAGGAAGAAGACAAGGTGCAGGAGCAGGCACTCAAACTTCAGCTTTAACATTTGCAGGAAAAGATCCTGTAGGAACAAATTTAGCAAATACTGAAAGTTGGGATGGTACATCTTGGACGGAAGTCAATGATCTAAACACAGCAAGAGCGCAAATAGGTGGGGCAGGTACCCAAACTTCAGCTTTAGCTTTTGGTGGAGAAGATCCAGTTGCTGGTTCAAATATAGCGTTAACTGAAAGTTGGAATGGTACCTCTTGGACTGAAGTAGCAGATTTAAATAATGGAAAAGAAAAAACTGCAGGAGGAGGGTCAGATAATACAAATGCTATAAATTTTGGTGGAGGAACTCCTGTTGTATTAGCAAACACAGAAACTTGGAATGGCACCAGCTGGACAGAAGTTAATGACTTAAACACTGCAAGAAGATTTTTAGCGGGTGATGGAACAACCACAAACGCTTTAGCCTTTGGAGGTGAAAACCCAGGATTGTCACCGACAGTAGTGGCAAGCACAGAATCTTGGAATGGAACGTCTTGGACAGATGTTGCAGATTTAAATTTAGCTAGAACCGCACTTTCAGGGGTAGGTACAAATACAGCAGCTTTAGCCTTTGGTGGTGCTGATTATTCACCCACTCAATTTGCTAATACTGAATCTTGGAATGGATCAATTTGGACAGAAGTTGCAGATTTAAATACTGCAAGATCATCATTATCTTCATCTGGAACAAATACAGCAGCGTTAGCTTTTGGAGGAACCACTGGATCTGTCACAGGCGCAACCGAAGAATGGAACGCAGGCATTAATCTAGGAGCTTGGTACACGGGTGGGAATATGAATACGGCTAGACGACTTTTGGCAGGAGCAGGAACTCAAACTGCTGCATTAGGTTTTGGCGGGTTTGTAGCCGCCGCAGTTGCAAATACAGAATCTTACAACGGAACGGCTTGGGCTGAGGTCAACGATTTAAATACAGCTAGAAATAATTTAGGAGGAGCAGGAACTCAAACTTCAGCGTTAGCGTTTGGTGGAAATAATCCTGGTGCTGTTGGAAATACCGAGTCTTGGAATGGATCAACTTGGACAGAAGTCAATGATTTAAATGCTGCTAGATATTGGGCAGGTGCAGCAGGAGCAGATAATACTTCTGCTCTATATTTTGGAGGATTTCCTCTTACAGCAGCAACAGAAAGCTGGAATGGCACAAGTTGGACAGAAGTGAATGATTTAAATGATAATAGAAGACAGCTTATGGGTGCAGGAATACAAACATCAGCGTTAGCTTTTGGAGGAGAAGATCCTGGAGCTGCACAAAAAACAGAAACCGAATCTTGGGATGGAACAAGTTGGACAGAAGTAAACGATTTAAATAATGCGGCTGCTGTTATAGGGGCTACAGGAGATAATAACACTGCTGTTTTATCATTTGGTATAAATACAGAATCCTGGAATGGAACAAACTGGACTAATGAAAATGATTTAAATGTAGTAAGAGATTCTGATGGAGGAGCAGGATCAAAAACTTTAGCATTAGCTTTTGGAGGTTTTGCACCCTCAATTCCAGGAGTAACAGCAGCAACCGAAGAATGGGACGGCACAGGTTCATTAACAAGAACAATAACATCAACAACTGAATAAGGAGGAAACTATGGCAAAAACATATCAATACTGCGTAGCAGAAAACTGGGGAAAAGGCTTCATTGACCACGTTGAGTCAATCAAGATTACTTTCAAAAGTTTTCCTGGTAATGTTTGGCAAGTTCCCGCTTACAATAAGCACGCCAATCTTTGGATTGCAAAAGTAAACGGAACTGTTA